CATAAAACGGATTTGCAATCCGATCCCTAGCCTTTCGGGTCACACCAACATGGTGGAGAATCAGGGAGTCGAACCCTGTGACCTTATTTCTAAAGTCTATTGATTAGCAATCAACTGCATTACCGTCCTGCCCACTCTCCGAATTTTGGCGGAAGCGGTGAGATTCGAACTCACGGTGCCTTTCGACACGACAGTTTTCAAGACTGTTGCAATAAGCCGGACTCTGCCACGCTTCCTATGCTTGTATATCTACGTTTTGTCCTTTAGCATCAGGTCTGATTTGACCCTGTTTATCGTAAAGGTATTGTACAACCTCTACAATCCTTTTATCGGTTGCAGGATCAATTAGAGTCTTATACTCTGTTCGGCGATATTGGCCATAAACCATATCCAAAATGTTTGTTGTGCTTTGTACTATCATAGATATATTTATTTTGACATATAGAAACTCTCTGCGGCACTTGAAACCACGGTGACCCTACCTTCACGGAAGTTATTCCGCTGTAGTCACTCAAAGAGTTTCTATATGGCACCCGAAATAAGAATCGAACTTATACTAACAGAGTCAAAGTCTGCTGTGCTACCACTACACAATTCGGGAACAAATTACACTTAATTTTTAAAGAACAATAATCGTATTATACAGGCTCGATGGCATTTGTCAATACGTGTGTTGTAAATAAACAACAAAAAACCCTCAGAACTTTCGTTGTGAGGGTTGTGAAACTTTAGTTTACTTTTTTACGGTTACTTGGTTCCACTACCCCCTACGTGCGCCCATGACTGATTATCGCTACCAATAAACGGTGTGCGATACTCTGCCGTTAAGCATGTCTTGGAGAGGGTTGAAGTTATTTTAATCATAGTGTAAGTATATAGGACTTTTTATGCCTTGGCAACCAGTTTTTCAAAAATATTTTTAAATATTTTGCCACTTACCATGTTCAATTGGAACCCAATGTGCAGGGTCACGGACAATTTCAAACGATGTTTGTGGCCATGTGATACCGTGGCTTGCAAGATGTGTTTGCACTAAGTATTCTGGATTGTATTTGACACCTTGATTATACATCTGGTCGAAATAATCCACTGCATCTGCATAGATAGACATTGCAACTGGTAATCCAATGGCAAACTGGTCATTGAAATTTGGAGCATAACCATAACGTTGATTGTTTGGTGTGTATATTGTACCAGGTGATTCCAATAAACATCTGTGTGCCAACTTCAAATCAATCGGCTCAGATAGACCAAAGTCTGTGCGTGAACGAATCACCAAATCATAGTCATCAAGTTCTCTACGCCATTTGTCACAGTACTGTAGGCACTTGTATTGTTGCCAAACATTTGTTGGTGTACTGTTATATGATTCATACTCTCTTGGTATATCCTCGATTGCGGAAGGATCAAGTACCTCAATAAATTTGATTTTGTACCAAGGTGGGAGATGTGCCTGAAGTTTGTCTCTGACTTCACCGGCAGTTTTTAGATTACACCAATTCTCGGAGATTTTTGGATCCCAACCGAAAGGTCTTCTCCAAAATACAATGTACAAATCAATTGCTGACTTAGTTAAGTTTTGTAATTGAGAATCAAAGTCTATTGAAAATCGTGGGTTACCTGTTAGTAGTAGTGCTGTCTTCGTCATTCAAATACTTCCATTTTATATCTTCTTTCACAATTGGTGCATCGGGATTAGAAATGCCCTCAAACACATTCCATAATTCTTCTTTGACTGCAAACTTCGCCCATAGACCAGTTTCTAAACTGTATGCTTCTAGTTCCCATGGATGGTGATAATAATCTATTGCATCAGAATCAACTGTAATGCCCTTCCACTTTGAAAGAGTTTCATTAGTTTCACCGTATGCAAACTGTTTAATGTGAACCATTTCATGTGCAAGTGTTTTGAATATCTCTGCGGCACCAAGCCACGGATGAATTTCAATCATAAACTCTCTTGCTTTGTTTGAAGCATTGTATTCTTCTATTGAAGCGAATGCCCAAACTTTTAATTTTGAATTGAATTTGATAGTGAGGTGAATGTTGTCTCTGAGTCTCTTAGATGGTATAAGATTTTGAGCATAAGATTCCACAGCCCTTCTCACAAAAGGTTTGAAATCTTTGTCCGGACAATTAATGATATTGACCTGCATTTTTGCTCCAGTGACTACTGGTATTTAGGTGCTCAGAGATTTCATAATGTGAAATTAAACTTGAGTTACTTGGTCTCCGGCTTTTCGTAAGAACTGTAGTCCGTCATCAGAACGGTAACTATTCCGATAAAACACGCTATTAATACCAGACTGGTAAACCAACTTGGCGCAATCCAAACAAGGAGCATGAGTAACAAAAAGTGTAGCATCCATACCGCTTTCAGTCGATTTCGCCAACTTAGCAATTGCATTTGTTTCAGCATGTAATACCTCAGGTTTGGTTTTCAATGTATATGTTACGTTTTCTTCTTCTTCGTTTTCTGCAATCCAAGGACTAATTGGATATTCATCTTCGCAATTATTATCCCATCCGGATGGCATTCCATTATAGCCGATAGAAATGATGCGATCATCTTTTACAACAATCGCACCAACATGAAGTCTACGTGCTGAGGATAGTTCTGCGAACACCTCAGCCGTTTTCATATACGCATCAATAAATTTTTGTTTCACAGCACTTCGTAATCTTCTTTACCCACACCACACTCAGGACATTCAAATGTGTCTGGCAATTCATCCCACTTACCTTCTACTGTTTCATCGTGGACATGTCCACATACAATACAAACGTGATCCATTATAGTTTCTCCAATACTTGTTGATATGCTTCGGCATGACGTTTCTCCACTTTAGCAAGTGCGGCAAAACGTTTCTCTGCCAATGCTAAAACCTTTTTGAATTGTTCTGCATGATCTTTGCTTTCTTGAATCTGGAGATTTGCTTCCTTAGCGGCTTCTAATTCACCTTCTCTGGTAGCAATAGCAAGAAACTGTGGATACATTTCAGTGAATTCATATGTTTCACCTTCAATAGCAAGGTTCAAACATTCTTTGGTTGATGGTTTACCAACCAATAATTCCAAATGACCCCATGCATGTTTAATTTCTTGGTCGGCAGTTTCTTCAAAGTGTTTAGCAACATCTTCAAAGCCCTCTGCTCTGGCAAGTTTAGCAAAGTATCGATACTTGATGTGAGCCATAGACTCACCTGCAAGTGCGCTTTCTAGATTTGCAAGTGTAACCGATTTATGTTGTTTCATATTCATCCTTTTTAAAAATAATTTTTGGTCCGGCGTACAGGAATCGAACCTATATTAAGGGCTTAGAAGACCCGTGTATTATCCATTATACGAACGCCAGTTTTTATACTTCGAAATACTTTAATTTAAATTTGTCAGCACAATCTTCATAACCATCATAACCACGAGGATTACAAACAATACGAGTTGAACCAATCATGTAGTCAAATGCATCATGTGTATGTCCATGTGTCCAGTATTTGATTTGTGGACGATCCATAATAAACTCAGACAAGTCTGAAGAATATGCACCGTTCACCATTGTGTCATTTTGATACTTAGGCTTAGTTGATAACTTAGATGGAGCATGGTGACCAACAACAACAAACTTTTCATTTGGTAGATTAGCAACAACTTCATCAATCAATTTCAACATTGCTTTGTGTTCAATCACAGACTGTTCAGGTGTGAACTTGCCGTTTCTTGTATGAAATTCATTAATTCGAGCCTCTTTATAATTTGTTGAACCATCTTCATTCAAACCATAAACAGGCACTTTGTAATGAACCTGTGTGTCACTATTTTCAATAACACGATAATCATTCATGTAACCTTTGATACTATACAAAGTATGTGGGTCTTCTTTGTTCATGTCTGTCCAAAGAGTGCCACAGATAAAGATTACATCATTAAAAGAAACAAATTCTTTTTCCATCACATGAACATTAGATAATTCAGATAATGCATCACGGAGTTGTAGATAAGACTTTGCAAAATCGCCATGATAATGTTCGTGATTACCCATAACGTAAATGACATTATCAAATTGCTCGGAACAATTCTCAAAGAATTTCATCCACTTTTCACTTCGTTCAGAATCTTTAAATGCTAAATCTTTAGCAACACAAATATCACCAGACAGAATCAACACATCAGCACCTTCGGTGTTGTTGAGTTCAATGTCACCAAATTCTAGGTGAATGTCGGATGCAAGTGCGAATTTCATTTTAATCTTCTTTAGTTTGTTTAGTTTTAATAGAGAGCATACAAAGGACCGCTAAAAGGAACCACCAACCAGACCAATCATAAAATTGGACTAGACAAGCAGTACCAGAAAGTATTGCTAGATTATAACACAAAACCATTGCAATGTCAAGGCTACTTTTATTCATAGTTATCCTTTAACTTTTTCCAAAGAATCTTTTCGCATGTAGTGTAGTTGTTGTGTCAGAGTTGGTGTTGGTGGAAATTTAGTCACAGGAATAAAATCCACACCATCAATCTGTTTCAAATCCCAATGCGAAAAGGTATAATACACCTCTGTTGGAGAGAGGCGATTACGCATTTTAATATATTTTTCAGTTACAGGTTTCATGGTTTAATCAACATAAACAAAAAACAAATAGCCAGCACAGTAAAGGTTGGCAATCGTCCGAATAGTGCTCCTAAAAAAGCACCAATAGCAAAAATACTTGTAGGGGTTAAAAGAAGTTCCATGTTAGAATCCAAGTTATTTACAAGGATTCTAACAAACTTTACAGGTTATGGCAATAGGTCTGTTGTTTTCCTGCTACCAATCTCAATCTTACGTGGTTTCTTTTCTTCCGGAATAATGTTTTCCAGATTGATAACCAATAAGCCATCAACGATATCAGCATCTCTTACGACAACCGTATCAGAAAGTACAAACTTGTGGGAAAAATCCCTTGTACCAATTCCACGGTGTAGATACTTATCGGATGTTCTGGCAGTTTTGATAGCGCCATTTACGTATAGTTTTCCACCCTCTGAAGTGATTTCAATCTCATCACGTTTGAAACCCGAAACAGCAATTTCAATTGTGTAAGTTTCATTATCTTCTTT